GCGGGATGCCTATGAAAAATGGGTGGATAGCCGCACCACCAAGCGCCAGAAAGGTAGGCTCGGAGACAAATTTGATTTTGTGACAGAAGATGTACGCGCTAATCCAGACAGCTTACGGGATGACGAGGGGATGTACGCGAATGCCCAGCCCTCTACTCCGCATCTGCTCATGGGCGAGGCTATTCAGCATCTACAGGGTAGACAGCGCGAAGTTTATTTGCTGACGATGCGGGAAGGCAAGTCTCTCGCCGAGACAGCGGAAGTCTTGGGTATATCGAAGGGCACCGCGCAGAAATTCAGAGAGCGGGCGATTAAGTTCATAACGAAATGGTGCGAAACGCAAATCGCAAAGGGGCGCGTATGATAGAGAAGATCAACATATTCATATCGCAGTTCAAGTCGATATTTTCTAATCTGCAAGATCTCGTATCGGTCCCCGGTGGCTTGTACGTTGACCTGTTTGGCCTGGTGATGGTGTTGCGTCTCCTCGCGGTGCTAAAGGGCTTTCCGCCGCTGTCGGCATCTGAGGCGGCAGTGTGGGGCACGACGGTGGGTAGCCTAGCATATTCAAACGGTGGGCCAAAATCGTGATGCCTTTCCTACATTTGTTTTTTCACGATTGGTCCAGATGGGTGTTGACATCGGCCTATGATATACCTAGCCAGGTGCGCATATGTCATAGATGCGGGTATATCCAACGAGAGTCTTTGTGATCGTCGCGGTAGCCATGTTCATAGGTGCATTGACTAGCGCGGCGTGGGTGGCCAGACCGCCATACTGTTACATTATATCGTTCGTCGCGTGGGTGTTGTTCTGTTGGATTAAAGGGGTGAACTAATGTTCTCGGACCATTTCAAGCTATCGCTCAAGAGCATTGCGGTTATAATCGCTATTCTCTTGGGCTGTTTCTTTTGGATCAAGCACAAGATACACGATGTGATTGTGCCGCCGCAAATCGCGCTGCTGGCCGCTGACAAAGAGCTCATCAGCTATAATGAAAATCGCCACACTATCTCGGTGACGACGGCGAAAGGTACGACGACGCAATATAGCCGCAATCCGAAAGTGGAGATACGTAAGGATGGGACAGTGAAGGTAGACGCCGACGCATACGGGTGGGAAGTGCGGCCATTCATTGGCATCGGATATTCGGATACAGCTCGGGCGTATGCGGGCTGTCAGCTATTCTACTTTCACCAATTCGATGCGGCGTTGTCTGTCGGCATTGCCTCGGCGCATCCGGCATTGCAACCTATGCTGTCTGTCGGATGGAATTTTTGGAGCAATACGTCGCTGAACGTTGGTATCAATCCGCTGACCATCGCGGGCATTAACAAACCGGAACCCGCTCTATTCTTGAGCGTGAGATTATAAAAAGGAGAAATAACATGGGACGAATAATCAAAGATGAGAACGGTGGCGGCGGAGATTTTGCTCCTACTGCTTTGCTCAAAGAGAAAGACGCGATGCTGAAAGGTGTATTGATTGGCAAGCGTAATGTCAAGACACAATACGGTGACAAGCCCGTATATAGTTTCAAAGTGTTAGACGCGTCGTGCAAGTTCACCACGGGTAAGGACAAGAGCGAAGTGCAGCCCGCCGAAGGCGATACCGTAGATGCGTTCGCGCCTACGCGATTGGCTCGTCAACTCGCCCATGTGGCCGAGGGTGAAACAGTGACTATCACATATCAGGGTACAAAGAAAGTGGGGCGCGGACAGCCGGCGCATTTTTTCGCCGTGGAGGTGGAGTGATATGCCATTAATCAAGAAAGGATCAGCCGCCGCACCCGCAGCGGGACAGCAGACGCAAGCTGCACCTACACCCGCGCAGACAGCGCAAGTCGCCGCCGCGAAAGCCTTCGTAAAGAAAGCCGCCGTGAGCGAGACGATGAGCAAGGCAGACTGGGCGAGCAAGGATCAGCGCATCTCGCGGCAGGGCTTATTCCAGGCTTGCTTGCAGAGCGTAGGATTGCTTCAGCTCAATACGGGTAACACACTTGAGGACTATCTCAAGCTCGTTGAACAGGCGGCGGAACGCGGCCTAGAGTTTGTGAATAAGGCGTAATGAAAGGTAATTTCAAACATGGCGACAATCGCGTGGGTGGAAGAACTGCCGAGTATCGTGCGTGGGCCGCGATGCAGGATCGTTGCTATAATCCCAAGACTAAACGCTATAGACGATACGGTGGAAGAGGAATTAGTGTTTGTGGCCCGTGGCGAGAAAGTTTTGTGAACTTCTTGCGTGATATGGGCCGCAGACCTTCTTCCGAATTCTCGCTGGATCGTATAGATAACAATGGCAATTATACACCATTGAATTGTCGATGGACGACGAAGAGTGAGCAAGCATATAATCGAGTGTATAAACTTACACCCGAAGATGTAGAAGAGATTAGGTACATATGGTGTTCCCCATATGCGCCTTCGCAACAGGCTTTAGCCACGCAGTTTGGTGTAGATCCCTCGACAATCAGCCGTGTACTTAGCGGCAGGAGGCACCCTTACGCCGCATAGCGAAACGTTCATCGACGGGGTGTGGTATCCTAGCGTCAGCACTATCATCGGTGCACAGCCCAAGCCGTGGCTCCAAGCATGGCGAGATAAGTGGGGAGCCCGCGCCGAGCGCAAGATGCGTATCGCCGCTGCAATAGGTACAGCGTTCCATGATTGTGTAGAGCGGTATCTTGATGGCGATGAATGGGGTACCATCGAAATGTTCGACTACCCATCTTGCGGTCGCCGCGTGGCAGGTATGATGAAGTCATTCATCGCGTGGGCCGAGAGTGTGGATGGCACGATAGATCATACTGAGTTGAAAGTTATAAGCAGAGTGCACAAGTATTCTGGCACCTTCGACGCAGTAGGCAAGATCGGCAGGACGCATCTGCTCATCGACTGGAAGACGGGCAGCAGTATCTATAGTGACATGGACCTTCAGCTCGTCGCTTATGCTCAGGCGTACAACGAGATGACGGGTAGCAAGATCAAAGATGGACTGATCGTGCACGTCTCAAAAGATAAGCCACACTTCAAGCTAAAGGCTAAAGAATTCAAGCTCGGCAAGCGCGTATTCAAAAAGTTCTTGAAACTGCGCGAGATGTTCGACGACATGGTAGCTGCTGGTAATGATGTGAGAGTGGAGGCCGAGGCAAATGGAATTCCAAGCGTTTCCAAAGATAGCGCGGTATAGCCGGGATTGTATAATCAGTGAGAAGATAGATGGCACGAATGCTTCCATCTATATTGGCGAAGATGGCGAATTCCGAGCAGGTTCGCGGACGCGGTGGATCACTCCCGTGGACGATAACTTCGGATTCGCGATGTGGGCGAGTAAGCACAAAGACGAGCTCATGCTTCTGGGCCCCGGCCATCATTTCGGGGAATGGTGGGGCGTCGGGATACAGCGCGGGTATGAACTCTCCGAGCGGCGGTTTAGTCTGTTCAAACCATGTACCGCTATCCCGGCGTGTTGCCATAGTGTTCCTATTCTTTACACCGGACCGTTCGATACGGAAGCTATAAATGGAACGCTCGCGTCCCTTAAACTACGCGGAAGTCAAGCGGCGCCCGGCTATCTGAAGCCAGAGGGTATCGTGATATTTCACCAAGCCGCACGGGTGATGTTTAAGAAAACTATAGACAGTGATGACAAGCCGAAAGGAGCCATATGAAAAAGCCACCGACGCAGAAGCGGCAAGCCGTGAATCAGCTAAAGACATGTATCAGGCTCTCCCGCAAGATAGCGCGGCAGATAAATCGCAAGCTTGAATCATTGGCCACGCTGAATAAGATGAAGGCAGCGGCGCAAAACGAGTTGGTAAAATTGTGTGGGCTGAAATGAACATAGATCTGGTGTATGGATCTGATATATTGACATATGAGAATATCAAGGGCTATAGCTACGATAGTGAATATGAAATGCTTTGGTTTACAGACGCGAATGGGAACTCACATGAGTTCCACGGACACTGGCATCGGTGGACCAAAAAATGAAGTGTAAAGGGTGTGGCTGCGATTCGCGAGAGGAGTATTGTTCCTTGATGTGTTATCTAGCGAACCGTAAGAAAAAGCCTTGACAGCTCGGCGAATTGGGGGTATACTAGATTATGAAAACTAAACGTGCCAAGAAATGCAAGTGTACCTATTGTAAGATTAAAGCCATGTGGATTGACCTAGGGTCCAGATGAGTTGTCGCGTTTTCTTTTGTCGAGGTTGCCAAAAACGTCGTTACCATGAGTGGGATGATAATGATGACGGTGGTAACTATATCTGTTGCACTTGCGGTAGGAGTTTAATTTGATGCAATACGCTCTCAACTATGCCGCCGATGGATTCGCCGTATTCCCGTGCAAACCCGGTGACAAGCAACCGCTAGGTTCGCTCGTCCCGCACGGGTGCCTCGACGCGACGACGGACGCAGAGACGATAAAAAGGTGGTGGACGACATGCCCAAACGCAAATATAGGGATAGCGACAGGAGCAAAAAGCGGGCTGGCGGTGGTGGATCTCGACGGGCCAGAGGGGATAGCTTCCGGCAAGCGTTTAGGGCTGCAATCTATGGTTACAGTGATGACGGGAAATGGCGAACAACTCTATTACGCGGACCAGAACGGGAAGTTAAGCAACTCTGTAAAGAAATTAGCCGCCGGGATAGATACTCGCGGAAATGGTGGATATGTCGTTGCGCCGCCGAGCCTACATCCAAATGGCAAACGCTACACATGGAGAATGGCTTCCCTGTCTCGTACCGCGCTTTCAGCTCTACCCCGAAGTTTAACGGTCCCGAGTTCAACTCTATCTACATTGACGAGTACAATCCGCAAGTCTGACAGCTGGATAGCCGATGCGCTTAAAGGAATGAAAAATGGAAATATTGATAATACCCTTGTGTCTATACTTGGCCGTCTTCGTCGTGACGGCTATAGTGCTGGGGATGCTCTAGTCCTCTTGCAGCCGCACGCATTGGCCGCCGGGGCGACGCCAGGACACTTAGATGATAAGATCACCCATATATGGAAGGCGTACCCGAACCAGTCAACACTATCACAGACGAGCAAGTCAGAGACTATCGACACATTTTTAGAGGACATACGGGAGCCAGAATGGATATGCAAACCGTTTATCGCAAAAAAGTCAATCGGATTCGTAGTTGGCTTGCCCGCCACACTGAAAACATGGTTGTGTACCGATCTCGCTGTGGAAAGTGCCCGAGACAATGGTCTATGGCTTGGATTATTTCCAGTGACAAACTGCAAAATTTTATTCGTAGACCAAGAAAGATGGAAAGGCGAGACACAACGACGCTTCAGTTCTGTAATGGCTGCGAAAGGCCTTTCTCGGGCAGATTTTGGCGAAAAGCTGTATATGAAATGTGGGACAACAATACGATTGAATATAGATGCGTCCTACCAAGCCTTCCGTACGGAACTCTTGGAGATGCGCCCCGACTTAGTAATCGTTGATAGCTTCGCAACATTTCACACGTTACCAGAAAATGATCGCACGGAGATACAGAAAGTGCTAGAGCGCATTAAGGAGCTTCGCAATGAAATCGGCTGCACGTTCCTCTTTATCAATCACGAGTCTAAGGCTGCCTACCCAAACGGCGAGCCACAAGGCATTCCGACACTTGGAACAATGGTTGGGAGTATCGGTATTGGGGCGGCGGCGGAATTCTGCCTCACAGTCCGTCGAGTTGACGATAACACCTCAATCGTGCATCATACGAAATCTACACTTGCGTCTACAGCAAAAGCGTTCTACGCGTCGGTAGTGGATGTGCCAGAAGGAATTGTGGTAAGAGGATTGAATGACTAATGTGGACATATCTCTCATGCGTGGACTCGATCTATTCTCAGGAATCGGTGGCATCACTAAAGCCTTGGACGGTTACGTTAGGCCGGTGGCCTATTGTGAAATCGAGCCCTACGCCAGAGGTGTCTTGCTCTCTCGGATGCACTCAGGGGACTTACCTCTCTCACCAATCTGGGATGACGTATCAACTCTTCGTGGAGCCATGCTCCCACAGATTGATATTATCTATGGTGGCTTCCCCTGCCAAGACATCAGCGTTGCGGGACGCGGAGAAGGCTTGGGCGGAAAGCGGAGCGGTCTATTTCACGAGATACTTCGACTTGCGAGCGAAACTCACGCTCCGTTCATCTTCCTCGAAAATGTTCCAGCAATTCGTACTCGTGGACTTATCACCGTCCTCCAAAGCTTGTCCTCCATCGGGTATGATTGCCGGTGGGGTATGCTATCCGCTGCCGATGTGGGAGCGAACCACAAGAGAGAAAGATGGTTTTTACTGGCCCACGCCCAGAGCAAACAAGACGGGGGGTTACAGCCGATCAGATTTCAGTCCGACACTAGAACAAGTAGTAAAGATGTGGCCGACGCCGGCGGCGAGTCAAGCGCACAAGAAAATACGCTCCCTAGCACCGTCGGAGAAAGCGGGTACTCACGGTCAAATGACGGTGGGCGCGATGGGCGACAGGCACCCAGAAACGATTGGTGGCTATCTGAACCCAGTGTGGGTAGAGTGGCTCATGGGATACCCAAGCGGGTGGACCGCTTGCGAGCCCTGGGCAATGCCGTTGTCCCCGCACAAGCGCGGGAAGCGTTCGAGCGATTGATGGGCCTTAAATAGTGACACGCATAATCCTATGTCAGTGGTGCGGTAAACGCAATCGGCATGGCATGTGCGATGTATGTTGGCTGGAGATGAAGAGATTTATGTTAAAGGAGATAGATAATGCACCAGTGGGGCGATGAAGAAGTAGACTGGAAAGGTATCAACGACGCGGCATATTATATCGCCCATTGGCTTAGTACTTGGGCTCGTATACCCGTGCGGGACTATAAAGAAAAGTTTGGGACGGTACGCATTTATTGCGGTTTCGGGATTGCCGGGATATATGGTTTGTGGCGCCCGGGATATGTATGGTATCCGAAGTGGTGGCCAATGCGTCTTGATTTTTGGTTGACAGATACATTCATTTTCCGCTTGTTTAATAGGGCCGTCGTTCCGCTTCAGATGAAAGCATACGTGTGGCGTTACACGCAAGCGGTAAGAAAATGGCCCCATTTATACAAAGAAATCGTGATCGCAGCCGATTACGGTGAATTATTTGAAGGGAATGTGCCCGGATACAGGCATTCAGACTTTTGGACCAGGCTATCAAATGCTGAATAAATACCGACTCGAGGATGGCTCTATATACTGGCACAAGCTCTATTACGCTATCATGCCGCGATTTATGACACGATACTCGCCGCCGGGGGGCGACTACAACTATGCGGCCTATCTCTATCAGCCCCACAGATATTTCATCGCCTTATATGACCACGTAGAGGCGTTCATTCAGCGTGGGTATAGAGGCTACGCAGATAGAGATATATGGGGTCTTGACTACTATCTGGCGGGATGGATGCCGGCGGCGTTGGAGCAATTGCGGCGCACGAAGCACGGTACTCCTCTCGGCATGACGCCGAAAGGATGGGACACGCGGTTGACCATTATAGTAGATGGCTTCAAGGCGGCCAAGGCGATGGACGACATACCGGGTGTGAAGCGGTACAGGCAGTTGAAACGCCAAATGGACAAGGGACTAAAGATGTTCGCCGAATGCTACTTGAACCTGTGGGACTAAGGGAGCCGCTATGTCAATGAAAATTTGCCCGGTGTGCGATACCATGTTCAGAGACGGCGATAAGATTGTCGCGGTCATGGTGGCCGAGTACTGTGCCATTCCGAGCGACGTAAACGTCGCGATTAGTCACCCGGAGCGTTGCATAGAAATCGTGCATAGCGCGTGTTACGACTGGGAAGACTACCCGGAAGATGAACCGGAGGCAGCGTGAAACTTCGATACGATGTATACCTCGCCGGTGCCATGCACAAACGTCTCGGCCGCGATGTTTTAGCCGAACGTGAGAACGCCAAGGTGATATGCAAGCAACTCGGGCTGAAATACTATGACCCGGCGGAAGACGAGATGATTAAGCCGCATCTCGTGATAGACGCAAAGCCGGACATTCGTCGCATGAAATGGTATGTGAAGAAGGACTTTAGGCATCTGGACGAGTGCGAGGCCATCGTAGTGCTTACTGGCGACAGTTCTAGCTCGGGTACAGCTTGGGAGATGGCGCGGATGTATTTTAAGCACAAGCGGCCGATCATTTTAGTCGCGCCGCGTATGCACGATAAGCAACTGACAAACTTTACAACGGTGCTGGCGACTAAAATCTGCGCTACGCAGAAGCAGGCGTTATCTTATCTCAAAAGGAGTTTAAAATGAAAGTATTTCGTGTGATCGACGATGGTACAGAGGTGATGGCTACGGTGAATGAGCTTGAGGCGTTGCGGCGACTGAGGCAGTTATGTGAGAAGCACGATGTAACATGGGCGTGGATCGATGAATCGGAGGTAAAATAATTATGCCGTACCTTGAAAAAGCTATACGGGAGAGCCTCGATGACGGACGAAAAGCGACAAAAGGCGGCGATTTGAACTATCAATTCTCCAAGCTCGTCAATGACTTCCTGGCGATGAAGGGATTGTCCTATTCGGCGATTAACGAGGCTGTCGGGGCTTTGGAGTGCTGCAAGCTTGAATTGTATGCTCGCGTGGCTCGTCCTTACGAGGACAAGAAAGTGATCGCCAACGGCGAGGTGTACACGGTGATCCCCGAATGATCGACCCGAAGAACAGGGCCGAGGTCGATACTGCGGTGAAGATGTCATTCGCGCTCGCCGCTATAGACTTGACATTTGCCACAATATGTGCTATAAATGGGTTGAGCCTATTCGTTCCATTTATGGTCTTATCGGGGCTCATGTTCGCGTACGGGACATGGCTAAAGCGTAGAGCGGACGAGACGGGAGAATAAAATGGAATTTACGACCAAAGACAGCGGCAAGCGTGAAGAGTTTCCGACGGGAATGCGCCGTGACACGCAAGATGATAAACCGCGCTATGACCTTCTCGACCGCCCGTTCTTGAAGCGGTGGGCAGAGCTTATGGCCAGAGGAGCAAAGAAATACGGTGAAAACAATTGGAAAAAAGCGGCGACGGAAGAAGAACTTGCGCGTTTTAAAGCGTCGGCTATTCGCCATCTCTATCAATGGCTTGATGACGATAATACCGAGGACCATGCGGCCGCCGTGGCATTTAATCTAGCGGGAGCCGAGATGGTCAAGGACAAGTTGAGAGAGGGAACTGTTTGCACACCGGAATGTCTTTGTCATACTGGCGGATCGGAGGCCATTTGAACTACGCCGGCAAACGCATTGTGATCGTGGACTTTGAAACGTATTTTGATCGCAAAATCAAGTACGATATCAAGGCCATGAATATCACGACATATATTCGTGACTCACGCTTCTGGCCACTAGGTCTGGCCTACCGCTTCCTCGATGACGAGAATACGCATTGGCTTGCCGGTGGACACGCTATCGAAGCCTGGGTGGCGGCGGTAGACTGGGCGAATACGGTGGTGGTGGCCCATAACGTGCGATTTGACGGCGCCATTCTCGCCTGGCGATACGGCGCGAAGCCATTTGC